TAAATTCGTTTTTAAACTTTGAAAGTGTTAGTACTTTCTCAGAGTAAGCTACAGCGTCCGTTGCTGCGGTTGTTCCACAAGCGTAATCTACTACTCCAAGAGTAACGTCTAAGTTTCTCAAGTTTAATTTGTACCCTACGTCTGGTACAACGTTAATTAGTCCAAGTCTAAGAGTATCCTCTTCCTTGATAGCCTGTAGCATTATGTCTACGGCTGCACTTCCTGCATAATTTGATGTAATTGCCATTTTTTATTCTATTTTAAATTAATTAATTTACTTGTTTTGGTTTGCTAGTTTAATAGCCTCAAGGATTCGCCCTTGCTTTGTTAATTTTACTTGCTTTGGTTGTGAGCTTACAGGCTCTACAGACGGCTGCGCCGAAAGTGTAACTACCTGCTCTTTTAACTCTACGTTTTGAGACGTTAAAGTTTCTAGTTTAGCATCTAAAGCGCTCATTTTAATCTCCATACTCTCAGCGTAAGCCTTAAACATATCGTCTAAAATCTCTTTAATTACTTTCATAGACTCCTCGTCTGCGTTTACTTCCTCGATTACTTCCTCTTCAAGCTCAGCCTCTACTACTTCCTCAGCCTCTGGAGCTACTTCCTCCTCAGCCTCAGCCTCAGACATAGACTCTACCAGTCCGTCTTTTACAACGATTTCGCCGCCCTCGTCGATTTTATACGTTCCGTCAGCTAGAGATACTTTCTCGCTTTCGTCTGCAATTAAAAATACAGCCGTACCAACCTCTAAAGTTTCGCCGTCGAATTGAATATCTAGCTCGCCAGATTTCACACTTCCTAGAGTTACCTCTACCCCTTGCTCTGCTCCAGATACTATCTGTTTTAGCAATGCAAGGATATTCTTGTTACTTTTACTCATTTGTATATTAGATTTAAAATTTACTTCCTCAAGCTCTACCATTCCGTCAATAGAGAATCCTTTTAATTCGCCCGTTTTGATATAATTATTCCAAATGTCGTCGTTGTCTACTTTCATAGAAACAAGCCAAGAGCCTTTAGGATATTCTAAGCCAAACGCTGCGGACTTATCTACTTTGGGATTTTCTACTAGCCACGACTCTACAAACGTAACGCCCTCGATAGGCTCGTCATGCTCTAGCTTTGAATTTAGTTGAAATCCAGACTGAAAAAAGTTTTGTGAAAAATCTTTTATTGTTTCAGCGCTAAAAAACATTTCAAACTCGTTACCGTCCTCGTCTACTCTGTAGATTAATTGGTCGGGCTGTAAAACTAAGCCCATTAAGATACGTTGCTCTTCGTCTACTTTCGCAAACTTTACAATCTTCTCTTGTTTAGCCATTGCGATATAATGTTCGCCTGTCGCTGGCGCGTTTACCAAACTAATAGCAAAGACTCCTTTGCTCTTTTTATTGTATTTGCCCTCGTATCTCTTCATAGTTTTATACTATTATAACAATAAATTGTTGTTTTTGTTATTTTTATTTCTAAAATCCACTACCCTCTACTATCCGACGGTCTGCGCTTTGAGCTGTGGTAACGTCGCCACTCACAACAAATGCCTTAACGGCGTTGTCTTGCCCTTGTATGCTTTGCTGTATTGCGTTACTCTCGCTACCCTCTACTAGATTAAAGGCTGGAGCCTCTGCTCCTGCTCCGCCTGCGCCTAAATTAGCGCCTCCTCCTGCGCCTGCTCCTCCTTTACCTAAAGCTGCTAATCCTTTCGCTAAAGCAATACCAGAGGTAGCTATTCCTATACCTGCGGATAGTTTTGTGCTTGCTATATCTATAGGTAACGAGATTCCGTCTGCAATTTTAGCAGGGTTTGGGAACGCTCCTATCATTAAAGGGATAGCGTTATGAGCCGCCGTTCTAGCGGATATACTTTTAGACGCAGACATAACCGTCTCGGCAATACCTACGGCGTTCTCAGCAATTAAAGCCGTAGCTTGTAGTGCCTTACTCTCTCCTGCTAAAGACGACAATATACCTATACCTGCCTTTGTATGGTTTATAGTAGCGTCCTCCATTGCTCTTTTAGATTCCTCAAAAGCTTGTTTTTCTGCTAACTCTTTGGCGTTTCTATCTCGTATCCCTGCAAGCCTTGCGTCGTAATTATCGGACTCTCTTTTTATACGAGCCTCTTCGTCTAGTATAGCTTGGTCGTCCTTTGCTTTTTTCTCTGCGTCTATTGCGTCTTGCGCAGCTTTTGCCTCTGCGTTTAAAGCTAGTATCTGGCTAGTTACCTCTTTAGCTTTTGTAAGTTTTGCAGTCTCTAAATTGATTAAGTTAGCTCTTAGTTGTGCCTCTTCGTCTAGGTCTTCCTTTGTACTTCCGCCAAGAGCGTTCTCTGCCTGTTTTGCTGCTAACCTCAAACCCGCTGCCTCAATCTCTTTTTGAGTTATTTCGTCCTCGATACGTCCTGCCTCTTTTAAAAACTCGATTCGCTCCTCTGTAGAAAATTTCTCTTTGTCTATTGCTTGCTCTAATAATTTAGCTCGCTCTCTGTTTGCTATTGCTCTGTCTACTATTAAAGCTCTGTCTAGTTTGTCGGCTGCTGCTCTTTGGTCTGCGATTATACCTGCAATCCTAGCCTCCTCCGTCATCTCTTTAACAAGTCCTTTGGTAGCCTCTGCAAGTGCATTAACCGCTTGATATAATGGCTGAGTTTCTATATATATCTTTTTCAATCCCTTTCCTGCATCTTCAAGCGCGCCGCTAAAGTCTCCGCTAAATGCTTTCTTTATAGCACTACCTAACAAACCTAGTCCGTCCATTACTAGCGCTATTTGGTCGGTTACATATTCCTTTATAGAATCTCGGAAATCCTTAAGAACTTTTTGAGGCTTTGTAAAAACGTCAATTAATAAATTACCTAGAGATGCAAGCCTATCAATAAACACGCTTGTAATAGCTCCAATCATAGCCATCAATTTAGCAAACTTATTTTGCCCCTCCTCTGTGCTAGTAAAGGCGGCGGTAACTGCTCCGATTGCAATTACAAGTAAACCGATACCACTCGCAGCAATAGCGCCTTTTAAAGTTCTAAAGCCTAGTATAACAGATTTTACACCTTTAACCATACCTTTAAAACCTGTAATAGCTCCGCCCGTCATTTTATCGAGCGAATCTGTTAGGGTGTTTGTAGATTCGTTAACGTCTCCTACCTCTTTATCTAGCTTTTTAGTTTCTTTTGTTAAATCCTCTACGCCTTTTTTTGCGTCGTCGTCGTCTAGCGTTAACTTTACTTTTACCTCTTTCATTATTTTTTAGCTTTTATAATTCGTTTTACTTTACGTTTTAATCCTCTCCAAGTTATGACCATCTCGTTTTTACCCTTTGCAATCTCCACGAAATCCCCTGCGCCGTAAAAATCGCCTCGCCTTAGTATATCGATTACCTCTGTAATGTGATTACTCATTTTGTACTATTGTTATATCTGTTGTTATTGAATCCTTTACGTATCGTATTATCATGCTACGAGTTCCAGACGGCGTCGCCCACTCGTCTACGGATATAGTCGCTAGGTTGTCAGCCGTTCCCTCTACTCCCGTAGTTATCCAAGACGTACCGCTACCGTCGGCTATCTTTGTAACCGTATAGCTCTCTATAAATTCCACATTAAAAGCCATATCCGTAGCCCACCTTTCAATATTGATAATAGACGGAATGTATACTCTATTTTGTAGGGTAGTATCAAAGCCATTTATTAGCTCTAACTTTGTTAAGCCGTTTAAGAGGTTATAAGAGTACTTATTTATCCTGTAGTCTATTTCTCCGATTGCGATAACATCGTTTAGCTCGAGCCTTGTTACTACCTGTATAGGCAAGTTTGCGGTATACATAAACGTTCGCCTCTTTAGTTCAAAGATTGCCGTTACATAATCCTTGTAATGTATACTATATAAATTATTGACTAAGCTCTCTCCTGTAAAGTTGCTAAACTCCGCCTCGAATAGATTTGCATAGACTGGCGCTACAGGACCAAAGTGATGTATTGGTATAATTAGGCTAGTGTTTAAAACAACGTCCGCCGCTAAGTCGTTAACGAATCTAATAGGCGTTGCTGAAATATCTTGTTTTGATGTGTAATGTAAAACCGCCTTAGGTACAACTTCGTTTAAATTATCGTCTAGTATTACGCCCGTTTGTATGTTTGTATTTGTGTCTACTATAGCGTCGTCTTGCT